TGAGCAGAAGTTTTATAAGCAGGCGTATAGGGACCGGCTCCCATAAGCCCTTGTCTAGCCATCATCATTAATGGAGTCATTCCTGCCGTTTGTTGCAATGGAATGTCTTGAGGCTGATTAATTAAGCCGCCTACACCACCTGGTGTGCCGAATACACCTGCGCCTAATCTTCTTGTGTAGTCTTCATAGTAAGGTTGGTAAAACTTATAACCTGCCTGTGGTGCGGTTACGCCTCTAGCATCTATTGATTGTGTCGTTGTAAACATTATCGGTTCCTCATTTGTTTAGCCAACTGTTGTCCCATGGCTTGCTGTAAATACATTTGTCTAGCGCCTGCTAATCGTTGTTGCTCTGGGTCCATTGCAACTTCTTTTGGCATGCCTTGATTGAGCAATGCCATTGCACCAATGCCTCGGTTCGCTTCAGCATTGGTCACAAACTCACCATCGGATAACATGGCTGGTATGTCATCACTGGTTTCAGTGCCTGGACCTTCGGTTAATCCATTGCGTCTTATAAACTTGCCTTCAGCCACATATTGAACCCCAGGGATTCTTTGTGATGTTAGGTTTTGAATCATTGCCTCTGGTGGTGGTCCTGCTGTAAACGAGAACGGTCCGCCTTGTTGTGCGTTGTATTGTTTGGTGACTTCAGAAGCAAATGGATAATAAATCGGTGCATTTGTATTTGGTAAATACATTGGTTGTCCGACACCGCCTCCAGGCATAGCGCCGTAATTTGCAGTGGCTCCTAATCCATATGGATCAAATTGACCAGAACTAAATGATCCAATGCCACCGCCACCCATAGAATCTTCTCGTCCTGATTGTCCTATTGACTGGCCAAGACCGAGCAATGAAAGTATGCCTAAAATTCCTTGTATTCCAAGCTTGTCGTAAGCTTTGGATAACATGCCTTTGATTCCGCCGTCTTCACCTTCAACAGTTTCATCACCAGTTTCGTCACCAGTTCCGTCAGTTGTTCCGCTATCTGTTCCATCGGTTGTTGCTGTGCTAATAATATTGCCTTGGTCGTCAATATCAAGATTGCCAGCGTTTGGTATATCATCAGGGTCAAGACCAGATATTCCACCTTCCCTTATGCCTAGTTTATCTGTATCAAAAGTAGGTTCACTAACAGGATATTCTCCTTCAAACCAAGGCTCGTTTCCATAAATTTCATATAACTGTCTTTTACCAGCATCTTCAGCATTTCTAAACTGTTCGTTAACTGTGTCTGCAAGATTTTCTGCAGCATCGGTTATGCCATAATAGTCTGAAACTGGACCTGCATATTTCTTAATTGGGTCTATAATATTTTCATTAATGGCTTTTATACCAGGACTAAGAAGGCTTGTAATCCCATAAACGTTATCAAAAATAGTGTTTTTAGGATCTGTAACAAAACTTTCAGTGGTTTTTTTATCAGTTATATTTTTAAATTCATCAATAACATCATCGTACAAACCTAAAGCCCTATAACCGAATGGAGGTTTCTCAGTAACTGTAATCTCTTCCATTGTTGCCGGAGTTAAAAGTTCAATAACTTCTTCTCTGGTTCCAATGTAGTTTTCCATGTCTTCGGGGTTGCTGTGCATGGCAATAATTTCTTCAAATAATTCGTTTTGAATATCTGGATCATCTGTACCGCTAAGTGAACCTCCTCCGTAAGCTTCAATTATTGCGGCCATAACCGCCGCATCACTGACGTCGTCAGTTCCAGAAATTCCTCCTAGAGGCGGTAATCCAATTGTTTGATCAGTAGCCATTAATCATCCCCATATTGTGGTACAGGCGCTCCTTCTCTCATAAAAGTGCCGTGTTTTTTATAATATTCTTTCAGTTCTTTAAAATTAAGTAAATCTCTAGGCACGCCTGTGCTAGAAGCATAACTGATTGGAGGGCTTGCAGCCACTCTATCAAATGCATCGTATGCACCCGATCCAAAACCTTGTTCTTTTTTTCTGTTTACAAAATTCATTACTGTTTGTGCAAAAGGCGTGTCTGCAAATCTGTCAATTAATCTGTTTAATTTACGATTTTCTTTTCTAATCTTTCGTCCATATATGCCTTGTAGTCCGCCAGCGCCCTTGCCTCCGCCTTTTCCGCCAGGAAATTCTCCTACGCCTGAAGACATTCTCATCATAGAACCATAGTAAGAAGGACCAGCAGACATAAGGTCTACAGGCCTAACAGATGAATCTGAATCGAGAAAAGGATTTGATAAAGGATTTGAAGATTGTCTATTGTTTAAAAGATCAGCAACATATTTAACAATACCAAACCCACCTCCAGTCAATGCATTTGCACCTGCTGTTAACATCCCTGATGGGTCAAATTGAGAGCCTCCTGAACCGCCAGGATTTAACATTCCAGATAAAACACTAAGTGCAGCGCCGCCATTGGCCATGTTCACAATACCGCCACTGGCCATTTTATTGTTTTCGGATTGACGCAAAAGAACTTCCAAACCACCTGGTGTTGGAGTTACGCCTAATTGTTCTGCAATGTCTTCTCTCATTTTCGCATCACATAAGTTTGCGAAGATCCCACGAGCCGAGAATCTCTATAGTATATCTATGTTTTAAGTTATAAATCAACGGATATTGCCCCATTTGTACTTACCGAAAGCGAACCAACAGCTCCTGTTGCGCTGACTCCTCTAGTGGTCCCAGAGTAAATGTCATACCATTTAGAGCCATCAAAAACTTGTAAACTGCCTGCATTAAGGTTCCAAATGACATCGCCAGGGTTAAATTTGTTTTCTGAAAGCGTTGTTAAGGTGTATTGCGGTGTTGCCGTTGGATCAAATCCGCCTAAGTTTAACTCTAAAATACGAACTAAACGATTGTATAGTTCAGGCGAAACCTCTCCTACAGCGCTAGGAAGCCTCGTTTCAAGAAGTTTTGCCACTAACGCCTACCGTTAGGCCTGATTTCCATTCTAGTGGCTCCTACACGAAATCCTAACCCTTCTCTTAATCCAGCAGAATTGTCATCGTCTGACTCAAAACGTATTGCAACTTGTCTTGCTCTGGCTCTTGTGTTGATTTTAGTGGTCGAAGAAGTAACTGAAGTAGTCGATGCAGTGCTTAAACTTTCAGCTGGAAAGTTTTTCTTTTTCAATACAACATTCATGGCTGCGCCACTGTTTGTGCCTGTAAAACGAATATCAGGAATAATTCGATTTACAAATGTATAGTAATCTCCTTCTTGTATGTCCATGCTACTGGACTCAATGTAGACATTATCCATAGGCGATCCATCTGCGTCGTTGCCTGTTTCATGTTTGTATAAGTAGTTGTAAGTATCTGTTCCGGTTGCTCTAGGATAATCTTCAACGCCTTCGTCCAACCAAGCATGTCTTGATAACTGGCCAATTGACCAAGTTTTTTCAAGATAATTGTAAACAACATAACGATTGATCTCAGAACTGTCGCTTGAACAATAATACCAACCGACCTCATTGAACGCTTTATTTAGAAAACCAAACACTTTATATGCTTGAGTAATGTTTAGATCGCTAAAAACATAATCATGCACAGAGCATGGCAACGCTGCCACAGCGCCGTTGTAAAAATAAAATCCTTTCATGTCCATCCAAAACACGCCATCGGGTGCATTGATTGAAGCTTTAGGTCCAACCAAACCCACGCCTTCATTAACCAAGTTTGTGCTAAAAGTATAGGGAGAACCGACATATGTCATTGAATATAAGGAATTATCTGTCCAAACAAGCGTTTCTTGTCTTGCTCTTAATGCGCCAACAATGGATGATCCTGATGACAATCTAAAAGATCCAGCAGTGTTTGTTAGTTTTGGTTCCCATTCGGCTGCGTTTTCTTGATCAGACCAAGCAATAAACATAGGGTCAATTGATCCAGTTCTAGCTGTTCCTCCGTCATTTAAGGGATCGGCTCCAATACAAATAACATGCCTGTCAATGTCGCTGACCAATACTTGAAGCGCTTTTGTAGGAGGCAAATTAGCGCCTGATAAATCACTCAAAGCCACAGCTCTGTCTGTTCCCAATGTTTTGGCACTGGTGTCCCAATAATAAATACCGCCTGCACGAACATTCATAAGAAGATCTTCGCCAAAATTATCGTGTGACCATAATCTTAATTGGTTAATTGCAGACAATGCGCTAACGGATCCAAAAGTTCCACCTCCCCAAGTGCCTGCGCCCCAACCAGAACCAGGGACATAATCGTCTATTCCTACGTTTATTTGATATGTTCCAACAGTGCTCGATCCGCCATTGCCTGAATCACTCGCATTAGCAGTGACTGTAGCGCCAGACGTATCTTTTGCTTCAATGGTGTAACTATTGTCATTAACAATCGTTGCTATTTGATATTCTTGATTTAATACAGCAGCAATTATGTTACCGCCTAAAGATGCTGCGCCACTAAATGTTACAAAATCATTCTGCACTGCGCCGTGTGCTGTATCGGCTACAGTAATCGTTGCATCACCATTTGTCGCAGAGAAAGTCACATCTCCAGCAGATGTTGTAGCTCTTATGGGAGTGACATCGTTATAGGTGTCTCCTGATAAAATGTAATATTTTAAAGTGGTTCCTAAACCTAAAAACTTTGTGGTGTCTAAGTTAACCCAAGCATGCAATGCTCTACACAGGCCTAAGAAAGAATTAGAAATATCTTTAGTCCATCCACCTATTTTTTCAGGCAAACCTTTACGAAAGCGAACTAGGTTTGCATCAAACCAACCGCCTTCATTGCTATACTCAGTGCCTTCCCTATCGATACCAGGTCTTAATATGTATTTAGATAATGCCATTTTTCTATAATAATCTTTATCGTTTTACCAAACTACCACCAAAGTACATGCCAATTATAGCCGATACTAAATTGGTATCTAATTGCGTTATGACCAAACCTTGAAAAGTAACCCACTCAAAAACCTCTCTTCCTTCTTTAAAAAACCAAAATCCAGGTTGCCAGTTTGTATATCCAACTGTTACATCAACCATTGGATAAAACACTGCTACAAGTTTTGGTAAAAGAACAATCGCAAATATAGCAGTTAATGCTATTATTCTTCTTGTCCAAGCAAATCCTTTGTCTTTTAGTCCATGACTTAAAGATTGTTGCCTAGCTTTTATTTCAAACTCGCCTCTAGTAATCAAAAGTTTTTGTTCTTCTGCTTTGGCTTTACGGCTTTGCGACCAAATACTAAGCAAACTACTTAACAAAGTAGAACCAAGCATGGTTATAATTTCAAAAGGAAAACCCATAATTGAGTTTACTTTTTAGATTTTACTGCAACAGTAGTATATGCTTCGTTTACATCAGGCGTTGATTTATCGTCACCCACATACTTGCCATCTTCATCTCTAGCACGAACTTTTTTTTCTTTGTAGCCAAGAAATGTTGTTTTGAACCATTTTGTTAGTCCTATTGTTTTTGCATACAGCATATTGTCCTCCTTATACTCTGCTAAATGATCTGTTCTTTTTTTTAGGAACAATTCTTAAATTGCTTGTTTTACCATTCCTTGGATTTCCATCTACATGATGAACATCCATTCCATCGCCTTTTCTTACTTTGCCTTTTTTCTTTAATTCATTCCTGCTTTTATTTCTTGCGGCTCTATTTAATTTTTGTTCTGGCCTAGAGTGATAATTTTTATATTCGCTTGCATAATCTCTTTTTTTCTTTTTAGACATTATTTATGTTTTTTTATGGCTATTGGTATAGAGTCCAAACCATGCTGCGCCCGCTCCAACAACGATTGAAATCAAACCAGATTGTTCAAAACTAGGGTCTGTTAAATCCATAAACCAAAAGGTTGTGAAATACAATAAATACATATACACCGCTAAGAAAGCTCTGGGTATAATTCTCCAACTGTCTATAGCTTGTGCCACGAAAATAAACTTTTGGTAAGGATTGTCGTTTTTTTTGTCTTCAAGTTCTCTAATTCGATCTTTAAGTGAAGCATTCTCTTGAAGCATTTCCATGAACTTGGATAAGTCCATCTCAACTTCATTTCGAGACATGTCGCCACCGAATCTGCTACTTGGATGATATTGTTCGTCACTCATATTAATTCGCCAATGGGTTATCGTTTTTGTTTTTTAAACTTTGCACATCATCATACATAGAATCAATGCTTGAGTTAATACCTGCAATGCTTGTTTGCATTGCAACAATGTCATTTTTAATCGGACTTAAATCTTGTGTCTCAACATTTAATGATTTAATTTGCTCACCGACTGCAACAACATTCTTGTCCAATGCCGTAACTTGATCCGCAAGCGCATCAATTTCATTAATATAACGAGTCATTTTAGATTCAAGATTCTCTATGCGATTAACATACGTTGCACCTGTATAGCCAAAGCCAGCTAATGTGCTGACAATACCAGCCAATGCAATCAATTGCGTTGTCTTACTTTGAAACCAATCCATATTTACTCCTAATATATTTTAGTTAATTTTCTTCGGTTCGGCATAACTTTGCCACAACCTTTAGCGATAAACCCTCCGCTTTTCATTTTTTTAGCTGTTTTTGCTGAATCTCTAAAAGCTTTAGCGGTTGGAGCGCCTTTAGAACCGGGCTTTCTCATTTTTTCGCCTGATCCCGCAGCTATTCTTTTTCTTTTTTTATGTATATTTGCATACAAACCTTGTTTTGACATATCAACACTTCCATCTTCTTCTTGCTTGCCTAATCCTTGAATTAGGGTTGTTTCTAGTTTTTTTAGAACTTCTTTTCAGTTGTCCTAAAGACCTTGCGCAATAAGACTTTCGTCTTTTAGCCGCCTTACTGCCTTTTTTAACTTTGCCTGTAACCGCAGTTTTTAACTTAGATCCAGGATTCTTTTTTCTATAGGCTTTAACTCCTTTTTTAGTCATGCCTGCGCCAGCTTTTGTTTTGCGATAATTACCGCCTTTACCTGTGGTTCTGGGTATTGCTTTAGCTCTTTTTCGTTTTCTTTTTACTGCCATTTTATAAATTAGGCTGCATATTAATTAAATTATTCATTCCAGTTAAACTATTTCCATACAATCCACCAAATGCTGAGTTGTTGTCTGGAATATTAACATTACCATATATTATCTCAGGTTCGTACCAAACACTAGGTTGAGGAACTTCAACTTGACTATAAGCACTAAACCCTGGGACATAAGCCATGTATCCAATTAACTGAGATTCATCTGCGTATTCACCTGTTTCTTGTTGTTGTTGTTCCAATTGTTCTTGTTGATCTTCTATGTTCTGTGCAACGATTTGATCTGCAATAACATCTGCATCTGATTGACTAACTGATGTATTACTATCAACTATAGTATCGCTAACTCCTGTATTACCACTACTTGTGTTACTTGCAACACTACTGCTTGTATTCGTTTCAGTAGTTGTTGTAGTGGTTGAACCTACAG